GTTACTGTCTCCTGGCTCCGATCTAGATTCTTTGTCATGTGGAAAAGGGAGCCTCCGTATCTAAACTATGAGAATATCTTTGTCAATAGAGAAAAATTTTCGGTCTGCTTGGAGCAAGGTACCAGCTACACCATGGAAGACTTTAGAAAACCCAGAGAAAAGCTCTACGTCCACAAGAAAAATACGCCAACACCTTGGGTTACTCGGGCCCACGTCCTTCACCACAAAATGGACAAAGAAGATATCCGGTTGCCTCATTTTGAGAGCGAGGACCCGAAGGCTCTCTAGAGATTAATCTCTGTGTCTCTCCCAGAATGTGTCTGTAATGACAAAATTCAAAACAATGTTCAAGCTATCAATCTCATTCAGAAAGCAGCTGAGAAAGAAGCCACCTCTCAATTGACTGGTCTGTCAACGTCCTCTCAACTAGTAGTCCCGTGTGGATATTCACTGAAGACCGAAGACGGCCATAGAGTACGAGAAAGGAAGTGGGATCCCAAGTCGGTGCTTAATTTGAAATATGCTCTTGTCAACAGACACTTATCCTCCAGACTTAGGCCCGATGATGTTTGTATCAAGGAGTTACGTCAACTCTCCAACGGTTTCTTCAGCCATCTCTGTCAGAATTAACTAGATTGGCCCCTCTAGTTCAATACCATCGATACGTGGCTATAGAGCAAGCTCACCTGGACCCCAGCCAAGAAACTTAAATACGCTAACACCATACTGAAGTAGCTCTCAGATCCTTCCGAGAAAAACTTTAGAGGATATTTTACAGCCATGGTGAAGAACGGCGAAACGTTCCTGGGCACTTCAAAATCAGGAGAGACAGCCTCAAGCAGGCCAAGGCTTATCTTCAACCCTAGCGGAAACTTTTGCGGCCTCATGACGTACGTCTAGAGTTTTATCCTTGAAGATCTTAGACAAAATCTCCCTAGTTTCTCTTATTGAGACAACTGCGACACATTAAAAGAGCGAGTGGAGAGACTCGTCAGTCGGTTTAAAGATCCAGTTTCAGTCAGTTTTGATGGCTCAGCTTTCGATTCCAATCAGCATTTCGATAACATATTTGCTGTTGACTTCTCCTTCTTTGACAAATATAGACAAAGACTGAACCTCATTGTTAAAACGATTTCAAACCACTATAGGCTCCCAGACAAGGCGAGAATTGCGATCTATCAGCAGCTCATTAAGTTTTACACCGATCCCTCGTCAGACCTCATCGTTCCCATTCATACAGACCAGGCCCCGAAACACAACATCCGGTATCATGGCCGTAGTAAAGGGCTAAATTATCAGAAGATTCACCTGACAGGCACGACCTTCTCAGGCCATCCGTCCCGAACCACCCTGGGAAATACCTTGAGGTCAATCCTCTATGCGTACTTCTACTCCTACAAAGCTTAGGTTGATATAGAAGTCATGGCAGCTG